CGGCACTTCATGGTCAACGGTGGTTGACGATGCGGCGTGCTCTGAGGTCGCAGGCCTGGTCTATTACGATGAGGTGTTCGACGGCGGGACGGGTTACGCACAGGGCGATTCGATCCGCATAACGTTCAAAAACCAGAAGATAACGGCGGCGGCCAACGATTACGAGATTACCGGATCGGACGGCTGGCCGTTCCAGACTTATATACGCGACCCCCTGCTCTCGCTTACCGGGGTAACTTCCGGCGGCACGTGGACCATGGCCGAATGGCTGAAGATGCAGATCGCCCTGGCCGGCGGCAAGTTCAGAGACAAATCGGGATCGACAGGGGTTTATGAGATACTGGACCCGGATGATGGCACAACGGTCATTGCCGAGGCCATACCGAGCGAGACGTCACCATACTGGCAGATAACGAAGATGATTTGATTGTCATAAATTATTTACCTTAAGGTAAGACACATGACTTTTTACGGCAATAATATAGGGGCATTGGCAACACGGGGCAAGCTGATATCCATCCCTCACCCGGGCACCGAGACGATTACCGGCGACAATGATTTCGATACGGCCTCTATCGCGAACCGGGGCGTATTTCTCGATGCGTTCGGGGTATCGGCAACGTACAGGCCGGGCGTTCTGAGCAGGGCGATTACCGTTATCGTCCGCCACATAGAGGACGCAGGGCAGGCGGCGGGCGGCTCCAGGCATCGAAGCCCGGTAGTTAATATCAAGGCTGCGAACGATTCGGCCATCGGGATAGCAGCCGAGGAATTCGAGCCGGGCCAGATCATAGACGCACCGCCGAGAAAAGGGGCGGACAACAGATCGTTCCGCCTGGCGAGGATAGTTAAACAGAACGCGGCGTTCGTTGTTTACGAATGTCACTAAGGACAGACATTAAATGCTGGCGATACAGTTAAAAATCGACGAGGTTTCTCTGAAAGAGGCGCAGAACGTCCTGCGGGCGATACCCGGCGGTTACGACCGCGTCATTAAGAGGGCCACCGGCCGGGCCATCGACCAGGCCTATACGAAATATAAGCGGGCGATAAGCCAGGCCACCACGCTCAAGCCCACCGTCGCCGGCCGGGCTATGACCAAGAAGAAATACAAGTACGGAGCCTCCCTGCTGGCTGACCCGGTAAGGGCGCCCCTGGGCATGTTCGAGGCGAAGCAGATAAAGCTCAATAAGACAACGAAGCGTAAGATACGAAGGGGCGTTGCATCGAGGCTCGGCAGCGGGCTCGGCGTCCGGTACCGGATCGGACGAGTGCAGAAGATGATCGAGAGCGGCTTCATTGCGAAAATGGTCGGCAAAAAAGGCGGGGCCGCCGGCGACCTGCATACGACGAGCGCCCAGCGCCGGGCCGAATGGGAGGCCGAAGGACTGACGCCGGCGCAGGTAAGGAAGAAATCGCACCGCGGGATATATAAAAGAATCACCTCTTCGAGACTGCCGGTGCGCGAAGCGATGGGACCTTCGATCTGGCAGGTCATAGTCCACACGCCCGGCATGAGCGAACAGATACCAAGGCAGGTGAGTGTTGATTTAAATAAGCTGGTAAACGACCAGATGGGAGTGGAGCTTCGCCGCTGGCAAAATAAATAACGATTTTGAAGAAAGGCAAATGAGGCACTAATTTAATGGCCGAAACTCTGCACGAACAGATTGCCCAATGGATAACGGCCGCGATAGACGGCAAGGCCGATCCGGCAGCCACGATGACGCTGCGGGCGGTAAGGCCGAAGATACTGGACTGGAGCGTCGATGACTTCGCGCACGGTGACGTTATCATCGAGGCGGCGGAAATAAAGACGCAGAGCAAAACAAGCCAGACGAGGACGGAGCTGGGCACGTGGAACCTTTACGGCGTTATACGGCAGCTCCCGGCCGATACGGCGGCCGATACGGTCATGTCACGAATGATTGAGACGATACGCAGGCTGCTCATGGCGGGCAATTCGGCCGGCCGGGCATGCGGGGGCCTGGCCTATAATATCGACTGTTCGGAGGGTACGTTCGACGTTATGAACGGCGGCGTTATCGCCTTCGTTACGGCAGCCGTGCTTTACCCGACCAACGTGTTCGACGGCTATATATGATCTAAAGTGACTAAAGTGACTAAAGTGAGCTAAAGTTAAAAGTTTTATAAGGAGATACACAAAATGACGACACAAGGTTTTTCAGCGATAGGGACGGTCATAACGTTCAACAGCAATACCATCGGCGAGTGCGAGAGCTTCGACGGCGGCGGCGTCTCGATCAATATCCACGAGATACTGACTACGGACAGCACCGATTATTACGCCGACGTGATCGGCGGCGCCCTCAATTCGGGCGAGGGCACGTTCACGTTCGTGTTCCAACCGGCCAATAACGGCAACTACGACCTGCTGAAGCAGGATGCCGAGGCGCGGACGAAGGGGACGCTGCTGGTCACTTTCCCGAATACGGCGAATTTCAGCGGCGATGCTATAATATCGAACCTGGCGTTTCCGGGGTTCAGCGAGGCGGACGCCATACCGAAATTCACCGTGACGTTCAAGCGCGCCAAGAAACACACGTTCACCCCGTCGACTTAGCCGCAATCGGGGCCGCGCGGAAACCGGGCGGTAAAAGACGGTCGATAAAATAATGAGACGGCAAAAAAGAAGATTTATCAGGAGAGCATTAATGCTAAAGGCAAAAGAGATCAAAGACGCGATAATGAAGGAGGAGCTTCGCAGGGAAAAGCATCCCCTTCCGGGAACCGGTAAGGAGGTCTGGATATGCGAGCTGACCAGTTACCAGTTGGAGACGTGGCGGGAGTTCTGCCGCTCGGACGACGAGAACATGCGGCGGCTGAACGCGGCGAAGCTCATCCAGCTTACGCTGCATGACGAGGCCGGAGGACCCGTCTTCGGCGAAAAGGAGATCGCGATAATCGCCGGCAGGCCCGCCCGCATGATCGAGCCGCTGGTCAAAATAATACTGCGATTGAGCGGCTACGGGGCCGAGGGGGACATGGCGATACTAAAAAACTTGAGGAAGATCCTTGGCGCCGCTGGCTTGTCAGATTTGCTCGAGAGCAGCGATGCTCCATCAGAGATCTCCACCGGCGATATACAGCCTACGAGCTTAGAGAGCAGTACGTAGCCGAGCGGTTCTGGCCGAGCGGCGCCGCCGCCGAAGGGACAAAGGCCGAGCTGACCGGGCTTATCGTGGCGCAGAGGATAAGCTACAGCGATAAGGCCCAGAAGCGGATCGAGAAGCTCTACAAGGCGCTGGACGGGACGCTCGAAATACGGAAGGCCGCGCCGGCGAAAAACGAAAATATGCAAAAGGCAATTTCAACATTTTTCACTGCCTCATAGGCAGGTGAAAATAAATACGAATGATTAGAATCATTTGAAAAGAAAAATGAGCACGAAGCACAATTTTAAGTGCCTGAAGGCACAAGGAGAAAGATTATGAGTATCGGAACAACCAGAATTACGGGCAAGGCCGGGCCGATGATGGACCTGGCGATGTACTTAGCGACGGACCTGTCGGAATTGGCGGCCCCTTTGAAGATCGAGGCGCCGAGATGGCTTTACGGAACGGGGGCCGGGGCGGTGAACGTCATTTACGCGGACGCCGTGACGTTGGCGGACGCGGGCACCGACACGCTGGACCTTTACGCTTCGGCGGCGCTTTTAGACATCTTCAAGCAGGCCCTTACCATGACGGCGCTGAAGTTCCTGTACCTCAAGAACAACTCGGCGGACGCTACGCTTCTTGCGTTCGGCGGGTCCACTGCGGACATTCCGGTACTGGCCGATATGACCGATATCGTAAAGATCAAGCCGGGCGGGACGTTCGTATGGACGGACCCATCCGCGGCGGGCCTTCTTATCACGACCAATAAGAACCTGAAACTCGCGCATGACGGCACGGGGTCATCGAGCATGATAGTTGACGTCATCGCGATGGGACTCGACTAAGTGCCTTAGAGGCACATAATATTGAGATCGAAAGATTTCATTAATACGACCTTTGAAGAAAGGATTCGCAGGTATTTACCTGCCTATAAGGCAGATGGCTGATACTAC